TTATATTTAATTTGTAAGCAATAACCACCCGATGGATCAACATTTGCCCCTGTTAAATAATTAAATGAACCTCCATTTCCCATTCCATTTAAAACACAAATATTATATGATTTTGTTATAGCGTCATTTGTAATAGGAGATTGTACTGCTTCACTTGAACCAGTAATTAATTGTATTCCTGTAAAATAACCAACCCCACCACCTCCAGCTCCAGATCCAAAATTTGAAGCATTCGTCCCATTATTAAGTTCACATACAAGATTACCCTCGTTATTTCTAAATGTTGTATTACCAACAGTAGTCAAAGTATTATTAGTAATAGATACTTGTACGCTATCTTGAAAAGCAGGAAGTTTAAAAGCAGAATACGCACCAGAACCACCAAATGATTTAATATTTACTCCAGTAATAACAGGAGGATCTGTATTTGCTCCATATCCGCCACCCGAAACTAAACATATCATACACCCGCTATAAATAGCAGGATCACAACTTAAAAGTCCAGATGCGAATAGTTCAACATATTCTATTTTTCCACCAGAAGAATTAAAAGCACTAATGCTATCATCCACATATTTTTTGTTAGCAAATTGAGTATTAACAGTAGGAGTTGGAACACTCACAACATTAGTAAAATTCTCTTGTGCCGACCATATATTACCGTTTCTTGATAACATTGCGTCTCCACCAATATAAGCATCAGCAACTCCTTTATTTACAAATTCATTTGTCCCGACCGTAGCATTATTTAAAATCGTAGGAAGGGAAGTCATTTTATTAATACCAATCCAATTATTAGCTGTAGGTAAAAGTCCAGATCCTAATCCAACAACAGCGGTATCTAAATAGTTTTTTGTCGCCATTTCATCGTTATCAACAGGATCTAAATATGTAGGCAAAGAAATAGTATAAGTATTTTTACCAGACCATATATTATTTGAAGATAGGATATTTACAGGAATTCCTCCACCGAAAATAAATCCAGTCGTATTTAAATCAGTTAATACCTCAACATCGTTATTAATTGTTAGTTGATTTCTCAAAGTCCAACTTTGATCTAATTCTTGAATACCTTGTAAAGACATATGTATAATATACATATATTTTTATATTTTATATTTTTATTAAATCGCTAAATAACTATTCTAACTTATCCTAACTATCCGGCAAAAAAAGTTAATCCGTATCCACCAGCAGACCCAGCAGATCCGTTAGTACAGGCAGCTCCTGAAGCACCCCAACCAATAAGATTTATTCCGTAATATTGAGGTATTTTCCCAGCATTTTGTGATCCTCCTGCTCCATATGAAAAACAAAAAGGATAAGTAACACGAGAATTAATTGCCGAATATATTCCACCTGCTGAATTACCAGCTTCTCCACAGCTTCCACTAAACCCACCGCCTCCATTCGCTCTTAAAATATTTACTTTTGTTGGATTATATCCCAAACCTACTTTAGGGGTTACATATAAATTAGTAGATCCACCGCTACCAGAACCAGCTTCCGTTCCACAGCCTGACCCAGCACTACCACCAACTCCTACTGATACGTCAAATAAACCAGCACCTCCAAAACCTCCAACGATTGTATCTGTTAAAATAATTAAAGATGCTTGGCTACCTGATCCACCGGAAACACCCGCAGAAGAAGAAACACACGATCCTGTTGCTGAAGTTGAACCTCCACCTCCACCGATGATTTGAAGTTGAACCGCTAATTTAGTAGCTCCCCAATCGGCAGAAGTAATACTTACTTGTGATACTACAGATGTAGCTAAACCTTGCGTGATTGATGAGATTGTTGTATCTGTGTATTGTTTAGAAGCAATATCCGTATTTGAAACAGGCAGTATAACAAGAGGTAAAACACTAAAAGTATTGTTAGTTCCAGTCCATGTATTATTTACTGTTAAGTAGCTTTGTTTTTTTGCCGTCCAACTATCACCAATATATTCTCCACATACAGCATCAGTAGCATTGACAGGCGGAATATAAATTCCCGAACCCGTAGATGTAGTTATAGGAATTCCAAGAGTAAAATTATTAGTTCCAGTCCAAGTAGCACCAGCATTTACTATTCCTTCATTTGTAATTGTAGTATCTAAAAATGTTTTATTAACTCCGTCTTGTAGTCCTACGCTCGATAAAGCACTAACAGGTCTATAAACAGAATATGTATTAGTCCCAGTCCATATATTATTACTATCTTGTCCTTGCGACGATACTCCGTTAATATCTCCCAATACTTCTAAATCTCCATTAATATACGTATCAGCAATTGGAACATTTAAATCACTTCCAAATGTAATATTTTGTCTTGTCTGTTGAATATGTTTTAAAGACATTTTTATATAATTAAAGGATATTATATTTTTGCATTAATATATTAAAGAAAATGATATAAAGAATTCTCTATACTGTATAGTATAGAATGGAAGAGAACAAGTCAAAAACGTACTACGAAAATCATTTGAAATATGTTAGAGATTATCAAAAGGCTAATTCGTCTAAATGCCGTGAAAAGTGTAAGCGATATAACGATAAGATGAAAGCCGAAAATCCAGAGAAATATCAAAGCGTGTTGTTAAAGAAAAGGATGTATTATTTAAATGTCCGTAAGCCAAAATTAGACGCACTAAAATCTAATATAGCCGAAAAATAATCTAATATATATAGATTATAAATAAGCGTTAGATTTTTTATATGTAAGTTGGATTTCTTATATATAAAAATGGATTATATAAGTAATAATTTTAAAATTATTAGATTTCATTTCATTATAGATTATTTTTTGATTTCTTTATTGTATTTATAGATTTATTCAGGAATAATATATATTAATTAATATATATACTAAATAACTTAAATACTTCTCTATACTTATATATATAGATGGCTGGATTTCACACAAAAACGTTTTTAAAGCACGATGATTATATGACCCCGTTTTCAGCGTGGGAGAATATTAAGGATTATATTCCAAAAGATAAATTAATTTGGGAAGCATTTTACGGAGATGGTAAAAGCGGTAGTTATTTAAAGGAATTAGGATTTAATGTGTTTCACGAACCAATAGACTTTTTCGAAAATGATAAAGGGGATATTGTAGTTTCAAATCCACCTTTTTCTAAAGTGCCTGAAATTATAACCCGATTAAAGGAGTTAAATAAACCATTTATTCTTATAATGCCGTCTCCTAAAATTAACACGCAATATTTTAGAAAATTATTTTCTAATACAGATGACCCTATACAGCTTATTATTCCACGCAAACGAATTCACTTTGAAAAACAAATTGACGGGAAAATTCCTGATAATTGGAAATCAGACTGTAATTTTGACTGCTTTTATTATTGTTGGAAGATGGGATTAGAGCGTGATATTATTTGGCTTAAAAATAAAGACGAATAATATTATATTCCTACCGGTTTAATTTTAGGATTCTTAACTTGGTAATCTATTTTTTCAATTAATTCTTTTAATTTTTGGGCGTTATATTTTAAATTACTTATTTGTTTGGCTTTTAGTTGATTAAGTTTTGTTAGCTTATCATCTTGGTAAGGTGATTTTTGACCCGTTGGCGTAAAAAATGAATTCTCCTCATTGTGTAGATCTCTAATGAGATTGTCTAAATAACTTTCGTTTATTCCGTTCATATAATAAGTAATTAGATTATTATTTATTATAAATAGATTTAATTCGCTTCGACTAATTGTCTTTTGGGTTTGAATAATAATAAACATTTTGGAGGATCTTCTTCGTCCTTGTATAATAATATTAAGTCTTCAATTGGTATATATATATAGTCCTTTTCATCACTTTCTTTTTTAGCCCTACTAAACATTTTGCGTTCGTATTTATTAAACTTTTCTTCATCGTATTCAATATAATATATTTCTCTTTTATCTCTAACCATATCAAAGACAAAATTAAAAATGAATATATTAGGTTTTGATGTATCTCTAATTTTATTCGCTGTTAGTAAGGTTTTAGAATAAGAGTTCATTCGTAAGCCTTTTCTACTTTTTATTTCCATATTTACTTCGTTACTTATAACATCATATGGATCATATCGACGTTGTTGTATTAAACCTTTCCATTTCTTTTCCAAAATTGGAAATATTTTTTTTTCTTGTGATTGTCCCCATTCGTAATCTTCTTCGTAATTCACCATTATAATATTACATTAGATTTTATTTTAAGCCAAAATAAATATTAAATACTTATTTATTTATTTATTATTCCTAAATAAATAAGTATTTAATATTAATATATTGATCTAATATATAATAATGGTTCATACTGATATGTTTTTTAAAAATCCTGTTCCGTTAGATGAGGATTCCATATGTGAAAGGATTGGAACAAATATTACTGATGGAGATATTAGACGCTATTTTGGTGATGGAGTTGAGGGACAAATATTAAAATACAGTGATTTAGCAAATTACAATACGATTGATGAACTATTGCCTAAAGCGAGAGATTTTAGAATTATTTTAATTGAGGATAGTGTGAATAAAGGTCATTGGTGTTGTATTCTAAAATATGATAAGACGATTGAATGGTTTAATCCTTATTCTGGTATTCCAGATCGACAAAAGAACTTGTTAGGTAAAGCCCGTAATATGATGTTAGGGCAACAGGAAGATTATCTAACTAATCTAATGACTAAAAGCAAAGGATATAAACTCGTATATAATAAGAAACGACTACAAAAACTTAAACAAGGAATTAATACTTGTGGTCGTTGGATCATTTTTAGAATTATTTGTATGAAAGATATGATGATGGATCTAAAGGAGTTTAATAAAATGGTTGAGGATACACAGAATAAATCAGGATTACCCAAAGACGCCCTTGTAGCCATTTGGATAGGATAGTTATTATTTAATTTTAAAAGAAATAAATAATAAATGGTTTTGAACTAACAAGGGTTTCTCTATACTTCGTTATTCTCTATACTTCGTCCTTCTTAATATAATTGGTTTGTGCGGTTTGTGTCGAAGTACCCATGTCGGCAACATCTTCCTTCATCTGCTTCATTACTTCGGCGTATTTATCAGTTAGATAAAGTTTTCTTAACATCGATGAACCAATTTTCGAACCAAATATTTTATATAACATTCTTGTTAGTGCGTTATTGGATGTAAAAGGGTCTCCTTGATAATCTACTAAAAACGGTACAAGAGCATCCTTCTCTCTAAACTTATTTTTTAAAGGATGAAACTTTAAATAAAAATCTATTATTTCACGGAACAATGGATTAAGGCTACAAGTTTGAGTTTTATATGTTCCTTGCGTTTTATAATTGTTGAATAGGAATTCATTTTTAAAAAGATCTAAAAAGTTCTTATCTGTTCCATATTCCGGTTTATACTTCTTTGTAATGAATGCTTCTTGGTAATCTTTATTTCTTCTTGGCTTCTGTAAAACAAAAGAAGAAAGAACTACTAAATGTAAAAGCTTCTCGTATTCATCCGGTGTTAGTTTCTTATTATCTTTTATTTCATCTAAAATTTTCATTTGTTCTTCCAATTTGGCTTTTACTGCGTCTTGTCCTATCCATTCTTTTTCTTCTTTTTCTGTTTTAGTTGTATTATCCTTTAATGACTTATTCATTCCATCTAAAATCAAATAATAAGTATCGTATAATTTGCTAAACTTCTTTTGCTGTTTTTCTTTTAAAGATTTCAAAAGTGAAACAATAGATATAATATAACTACGTTGAGTATTTGGTTTATATTTTTGTAGCTTCTCGGTTATCGCATCTACATCATTTAAAAACTTTAAATTCTTTGGAGGTTGTCCTCCATTTAATCTAACAAGGTTCGCTAAATATAGTTTTCTTGAACTATCGGTTATATTTTTGGCGTTGAAAATCTCGTTTAAATCTTCCATTATATATTATTAATGAGAAAATAATATTTAATTAAATCAAAGATATAGTGATGGGCTTCCATTAAAC